CTCTACAACACGCAGTTGCCGCAATCAGCCTTGGGGAGCCGAACGCCAATGCAGGCGATGAAAGACTGGCACAAAACACACCCACATCTCTTCGTCAAATCACCGCGCAATCATCCGGGACGCGACACTTAGCCACCCCACAAAGAACGGATTGCCATTGGCATCCAAATATTCCGCCTTGCCAGCCGCGCCAAACCCGTTGCCAGAAACGGCAAGCCCATCAAAATCACCGGCAAAGTTTTGGCTGGTATCTGCGCCACCTTGGGTGCCGTCCAACATACCGTCTAAATCTGATACTGGAACGTAGAACCATTCACCTGCGCTGAAATCAATCGCAGCTGTGGGGAAAGTGCCGTTATTGGCGATTGCCGTATCAGGTTTGAACACGCGCGCATATTGGATACCGGGGCCACCAGCGCCACCTGTTGGGTCAACCGTCAAGGTGCCGTCTTCGGGGTTGTTTGCGCCCCCAGCACTCAGGTTCAAAACACTGTTGGTGGTCAGCGTACTAGCATCAAGGCTGTCGCCATTCCCCTCGCCTGTCTCACCGCCGACCAGCGTGTCTCGGCCAAACCCGTCTGCCAAATGGAATGTATCGTCGCCAGACTGGCCTTCGATGTAATCATCGCCCGCATCGCCGGTCAGTTGATCATTACCAGCGCCTGCAAAAATCTGGTCGTTGCCTGTACCGCCAAACAACGTGTCATCACCGACCCCGGCGATCATGTAATCATTTCCTTCGCCGCCATAGGCGTCAAACTTTAGGGTCGCATCACCAGCATCAAGGAAGTCATTGCCTTCGTCCAGATAAACGCTGCCTTCGTTGTCATAGTCGATATCACCGGGCGCAGGCACACCGATATAGACAAGGTCATCGCCCGTCCCGCCATAGATTATGTCGCTGCCTTGGCTGCCTGCAAGGATGTCATTGTCGGCACCCCCATAAAGCGTATCAATCCCGATCGAACCGACAAGCGTGTCGTCGCCGTCACCGCCATAAATCAGATCTGCGCCGTCACGGCCAAAAACATGGTCATTCCCGTCGCCACCAAAGATAGTGTCATCACCGTACAGACCCTCTAGGTCGTCGTTTCCAGCACCACCCTCCAACAGGTCGTCGCCATGGCCGCCAAGCAGGCTGTCATCGCCGTCGCCACCATAAAGGCTGTCATTGCCCGACCCGCCATAAAGGCTGTCGGTGCCTGCACCGCCAAAAAGCACATCGTCACCACCCGGCCCTGCAATAGGGTTCCCGCGCACGGAATAGTCACTATCCCCTTCAAAATCGCCAATCAGCGTGTCATCGCCATCGTTGCCGTTCAGGGTATCATTGCCTGCATCGCCCACCGCGAAATCATTCCCGACACCGGCATCAACGCTGTCATTTCCTGCACCAGCAAGAACGGTGTCATTGCCTGCGCCTGCTAAAATGACATCGTCATTTGACCCGTCCACCGCATCATTTGCATCTATGCGGTCTCCTTCAGGGTCCAAAACATAGGCCGCATCAATCAGATCATCGCTGGCAGTGCCTTCAACCACATGGTCAACTGCGGCTCTATCAAACGTCATGTTTCCAATGCCAAAAACGCCGCTGGTCGCAAAACTTTCGCCATTGTCAAAAATAAACTCAATCTTGGACACGGGGCCTGCGATGGTCACGGCAACGCTGTCTGCATCGCCCGTGGTGCCAACTCCGGCATTTGAAGCACCATCGGCGTTCAACACATTGCCGTTTGACGAATGGAAAGCATCAGCCGTCAAATCACCAAAACTGACGGTTTGAACCTTGCCTTGCGCATCAGTAACAAGGACCGTCAGCTTATCATCCCAAGCATTCACCAGCGCATCTATATTATAGATTTCAAAGCTAAAGTTTGAAACCGGGGCGGCAAAGGTTAAGCTGCTGGTGACAGGCTCGGATATGCCCGAAACCCATAATCCGGCGGATGCTGGCGTGCCGTCTGTGCGTACGGTGGCCGTTTGTGAAAGGGCATTCGTAGTGGTTTCAACGGTAACGCCAAGACTGTCGCCGCCACCTACGACAACATAGTTTCCGTTCGAACCAAAATTAGCCCAATTCAAATTAAACGGCATACCGTCCTCATTATAATACGTCGGATGCCCGCAAACCCATGGCTTGAGGCATCGTCCCGTTCGGCAATAAACCTGAACCACGGCAAAGTCTGGGCAAACACCACCCTATTGCCCAAAAAAGCGGCGCGAGCCTATTTGACAAAATGCAAGGCTGTCCCTTCACAGCGGTGTTGGCGCTGTTGAAAGAAACTTTGGTTTCCAAATACAAATGGCTCAGCCGCCAGCATTGCCAAACGGCAATTGCTATCAGTCACGGCTTTGACCCTTGGTAAAGTACGGGTCAGCGAACCAACAACTTGGCCTCGTGTTTTTTCAATGTGCGGCGCGCGGCGGTATAATCTTCAAGTCCCTCTTTGGTCTTTAGCTCAGGGAAAAGTTCATATATTTCATTGCGCTGCGCGTTGCCCATGCCGTTCAAGGAATAGTCGCCGGGCTGGAAACTTTCGGTCCATGCCCCATCCGACAACACCACTTCGTGCTGGTCAAACATCAGGTGAATATAGGCAGTCCCTATGCTTTCCACCTCAAAGATCCCTTTGCCACCAACCAAATGCTTGGCCGAGACAAGAACTTCATGCTCATCAAAATACAGCGACGTGCGGTCATTCGACACCAAAACGCGGTGGTTTGGCGACAACATCATGTCGCGCTCGGGCAGGCCATTCCCCAGACTGCCACGGCGCACCATAATGGGCCGCAGATGAGGGTTGGCGGTCAGATGCGCCCAGTCAAACTTGCGTTGACCGATCCAGCGCAGCTCTTGAATGCCATTGTCGCGCGTGATGATCCGATCCCCAGCCTTAAGCTGTTCGACAGGAACCTCACCTTTTGGCGTGGCAATTAACGTGCCGGGGGTAAAGCACGGCACGCTGGTGATTTCTTCGATATTTTCAAACGTCACCGAACCCGTGATATTACCGGCGGCATCAAGGTACTCCACCCGACCATTGATGCCATTGCCATCACTATCTGGCCCTGTTTCTACGACACGGTAGCCTGCCGGCGCGCCACGAATAACCAACCGGTCAAAGTCATCGCCCGCAGCCCCACCATATATTACGCTGCCCGCGCCCTGACCCGCGGTGAGGGTGAAAACATCACGATCCGCGCCGCCGAACATGGTATCGACGCCCGGTCCACCAAAAATGGAGTCATTACCAACCCCGCCACGAATAACGTCATCGCCTTCGCCGCCGTACAGCGTGTCGTCACCAGCACTGCCTGCCAAGGAATCGTTGCCAATCCCACCATTCAGCAGGTCATTGCCGCGACCACCGATCAGCGTGTCATTGCCTTCGTCACCGTTCAGAGTGTCGTCACCCGCCCCGCCGCGCAGACTGTCATTGTCGATACCACCGAACAACAAATCATTGCCAGCGCCGCCGAACAAAATGTCATTGTCGTCACGACCATAAATCGTGTCATTCCCGGCGCCACCGTAAAGCAGATCAATGTTGTTGCCAGGGCGCAGGTCCACAGCGTCGGGCAGGTCAAGCGCTTCCCCGATACCATCATCAAGACCGCCATAAATCAGGTCATCGCCACCTGCCCCAAAGATCGTGTCCGCGCCTTCCGATCCGACGATGGTATCATTACCGCCACCGCCATAGACCAAATCAGCATCAATACCCGAGAAAATCAGATCAGCGCCGCCACCGCCATAGATGGTGTCAGCGTCATCACCCGTGCGGATCGTGTCATTGCCAGCGCCGCCACAGACCAAATCGCGGTCATTTTCCGGATCAGTATCTGCCGGGTAAACGCCGGGATAATCAATATCAGGAATAGGTGACGGACCAGATGTGTCGATAACTTCATCGCCCGAACCGCCGTAAACCGTATCGGCCCCTGCTTCGCCCAGCAGACTGTCATTGCCAGCCCCGCCATAAACCAAGTCATTGCCCGTCCCGCCAAATACGGTGTCATCGCCAAGCCCGGCAAAGACAGTATCGTCACCAGCTCCGGCAAGAATCCGGTCATCATTGGGCGCATCATCACCAAGAATTGCATCGCCAGCATCGACGCGGTCAGCATCAAAAGGGTCGATATAGGCTGCATCAATCAGGTCCCCAGCCTCGGTCCCCCGCACAATCCCGTCCCGACCACCGTCCAAAACCGTAATCGTGGCCACACCTTCATCGGTCAGGCCAGATGGGTCGGTCACGGTGTAGTTGATCGTTGCCGCACCGACAAAGCCAGGATTTGGCGTAAAGGTCACACTGCGGCCATCGGCGTTAACCACGATAGTGCCATCTGCCGAGGTCGGCGTACCCGAAATCAGCAAATCAGCATTCGGGTTATCCACATCCGTGTCATTCCCGATCAGATCGACAACCACGGGCGTATCCAAAGCTGTGCTATCTACATCGTCCACAGCAACAGGGCCGTCATTGACCGGGTTCACCGTCACGGCAACCGTGCTCACAGCCTCATTCCCATCCGGGTCGGTGATGGTGTAGGTGATCGTGTCCGTGCCGTTAAAATTCGGGTTCGGCGTGTAGTTCAGCGTGCCATCAGCGCTCACGCCAACCGTGCCATTCAGCGCAGACGGAGTGCCAACGATCGTCAGCAAGTCGCCATTCGGGTCCGTGTCATTCGCCAAAACCGGGATCACCGTGATCGGCGTATCCTCATCCGTTTCAGCCACATCGGGGTTCGCGATTGGCCCCTCGCCAAAATTATCCACCGTGTCGGAAAGCGAGAAAACCGCAATCGAACCTTGAAAGTAATTATCAAGGTTGTTCAAAATGCCCGGATCGGACAAGGATTGCCCAGCCCCGATCATCCAAGGCTGGCTGATCGGCCCTTGGTTCATTGTCAGGCCAGCCGGCACAGTATCTTCAAAGCTGTTATCAGTGGTCAGGTTGCCAATCTGAACCGTCCCACCCGTGGCCGCATCCCAGGAATAGGTGACATTCACCTCATCGCCGGGGTTCACAAACCCCGCATCGGTCTGAAACGTCGTCGTGGTTCCCGCACCTTCATGCGAAATCAGAACCGATCCGTTGGTCAGAACTTCAATACGGTAACCACCAGCGGTTTCGCCAACGCTGTCACGGGACAAAACTGTGGCTGGAGTGGCACCCTGCGCAGATTGCGAGAACTGAATCTCAAGCGTGCCGCGCGCCAACTGAAACTCAGAATTCGCATAAATCTTAACTTTGTCGTTGATGCCATCCAACACCGCACGCCCGCCCACGGGGGCTGCGCCATCAAAATATGCACCATCCTGCGCTCCGTTAGACAAAGCAGAATCTGCGGCGATCAAGCCGGTATCGTCGAAATTATAAAGGGCAAAGATCGGCATAATCCAAATTCCTCACATCAACAAAGACCCCCGGTCACCGACCAGGGCGTCCTGACACAAACGGCAAACAGGGCCGCACTACCAACGCGGTCCGGAATGGCCCGGGCCCAACGCAAAAACGAAGCCTGTTCGACGGAGTGAGAAAGTGTAGATTGCTAATACAGATCACCATCGGGCATTACCCAACAAAGATCTCAAAAAGGGTCAAAACCCCAGCTTAGCACCATCCAGCACACATCAAGCTCTGATCTTCATCAGCGCAAGCACCACTCAAATCGACCGCCCCCACGGCCATGTCCAACCCAGAACGGACTTCACCTTTCTACAGCGATGCAATGGTTCATAAAAGACAGAAATAATGACCACTGGCGTGGACCGCCCGAAACACAGGCAGAATCAGCCCACATTTCAGCGGCAGACTGCCGAACACCTTGCTAGATTGTTTCCAAAAACAGCTACCGTTAACCAATTTGGTTCGATTTATGGGCAGAAATCGGCCAAAATATATCAAATTCAGACCTTCACTCTTTCAATTCGGGAAACAAAAGGGCCTTCTCCCCGACCGATTAACCATTCTATTTTTTGGTAAAGAAAATCATAAGTTAACCAAAATCAAGATGCCGCAAAACGGATCTAATAGGTCAAATTTGCCCACAAAATATGCAAATTGAAAACAAACGGGGAATAAACACGAATCATCGAATCTAAAATTCAGACCAACTTACGCAAAGGTTTGTATTGCATGATAACTGGTGCCCGAGGAGGGACTCGAACCCCCACGCCGTGAAGCGGGGGATTTTGAATCCGCCCGCAAATGCATGTTATCAACCCCTTAGCGTTTATTGTTCCCAAAAACAAATCGGAAACAAACCCAGAAAGTGGGAACGGGCCATTTAGGCCCGCACGGCTTAAATGTACCGCAGCACCACACACACTTATACACACTTGCGGCTTGTTAATTGAGGAAAGTGTGTATATAAGTAACCACGAAAGGGGAGGGAGATGGAGCTTGAAACCAACTCGCGCAAGATACTGAAGGTATTAAAGGACTCAGGCTTTGAGGAAATCCAGAAGCGCGGATCACACTTGAAGCTTCGCAGGGGTGAAAGGACGGTGATCCTGCCTCGTCCGAAGAAAGACCTGCCACTTGGGACGGTCAGAAGTATTTATCAACAAGCAGGGCTTCTTTAGCTCGGCCACCATCGCTCTCTCAAACAGCCACGCAAAGCATAGGATGTGCAAATGCGATATTATACTGCAATCATTCATAAAGATGAGAATAGCGCCTATGGCATCAGCTTTCCCGACCTGCTCGGCTGCTTTGCGGCTGCTGATACTTGGGATGGCATTCCCGCAGCGGCTACCGAGGCTATTGATCTTTGGTTTGAGGATCAGCCAGATGTAGAACCGGCGTCACTCGGCGATATCCGCCAACGGCAGGATGTTGCAGCAGAGCTGGCAATGGGCGCGGTGATGATGCCCTTGCCCTACATCCCAGCAGATACTGCTCTAGAGCGGGTCAATATCTCTATGGACCGAGGGCTGCTGCGCGCGATCGACGCCACAGCAAAGGCAAGGAAGATGACACGATCGTCTTTTTTGGCATCTGCGGCAAGACGGGAACTTGTTGGGAGACCTTGATCGCAACTGTAGGTTGAAAATCGGAAATTAGAACTATCAAGCCGCAGGCACCGGCTCGCCCTCGACCTGACACTGGTAGCCCGCCGCATCGACTGAGTGCGTCACCCGGCGCACCAGCCAATCCCCATCGAGGCCCTCGCGCAGCCCAACGATCCGCAACCGGCCCTCCGCGATCAAATCAGGATCACCGACCAGCCCAAGCGACAATTGACGCCCAGCGCGCTCGGAACGAGCCTTTTCAGAATCCGCGGCGCTTTGAGCCTCGGCCAAAGACGAAAACCGATTTCGAAGCCGTTTGATGGGCTCGCCCTCGCCCGCAATAGCTTCCCGATCGGCCCCGCTGCCAAGATCACGGTAGGTGGCGACCACCTGACCAGAGGACGCGCGCATCTCCTCACGCATAGACCAGCTTTTGACCGCTTTACGAGGCACAAGCACCACAGGCAGAGGCTCCCCGCTGGCAGACAGGCTCTCGCCGCGCTTTACCATGGCCAGCGCGCCGCCTGCAGGCTTTGCGATAGCGTCATTGGACTGCGCAACCCGAGTGAGCAGGCTGATGTCGCTCTCGTCGACCTGATCGAGGTGAGGCAGCACCACCGACGCCAGCGATTTAGACACTACCGGTTTGAGCCCATGCTCCTGCGCGATCTTTGCCACCAGCGCAGACATGGTGGTGCAATCCGGCCAAGAGCGAAGGCGCTGCGTCGTCAAGGCCAGTTTGCCGCTGGAACTTTCGCCGTGGATGCTGGCCGTCGCGCGGATCCGCATCGTATCCGGTGGACCGGACACCTCTACCTCGTCAGCGATATACAGGCCCATGAATTTAGCCTGCAGCATGTACCCGAGCCAAACCTCAATCTCTGCGCCCTTGGGCGGGATTTCAAGCCGACCGAAAAGCCCAGTGTCAGACAGCGTCACCTCCACCGAATCAGACTGGACGCCCGCCTCGTCAGTGACCACCAGCGACACGAGCCTATCCGCAAAGATCGAGGTGACGTCGGAACCGTTCACCACCACCCTAAACGCTGGCCTAAATTTCATCAGGTCCACAGGCGCACCGCCCCTACCGGATCCGGATCCTCAACCACCGGCAGCTTGACCAGCACCCCCGCAGGCAGCACCGGCCCGTGGTCAGCGAGGCCGCGATTGGAATCCAGCACCAGCTCGACAAGACGCGGAGCCGTGCGGCCGTAATGGCTCCACACGATGCGATCAACTGTGTCGCCGTTTTCAGAACGGAAGTAGGCTGCGTAATCCGCCATCGAAGCGCCTCATTTTGATTTCAAACTCTTGCCGCATCGGCACACCGTCCCGCGCAAAGACCCGCTGGCCCTCTGTGACGCCTTCGACAACCCAAAGCCCCAGGACGCGACCATGGCCACTGACCAAAGGCAAAGGGAAGCCAAGCGATGCCTGCAGGCGCATCCGGTCCAGCTGGCCAAGCCCGCCCTTGTAGAAAGGATAGATCACGCCGCGAACGTCGATCGAATCGGACCCAAACCCGGTGAACTGCAGCGCATCATGGGCACCGACACGTTCCTGCGCCGCCCAACGGTACTCGGTGGACCGCTGGAACTCCTGATAGGCAGCCGAATTAATCGAGAACTGGTAGAAGCCCAGCTGCATCATCACATTGGACATCACGAGCCCCCATATTGACCAAAGCCCAAAGGCTGGTCAAAAAGCGCACCGTTTGAGGCTGCACGCCCGCGCCGCTGGATTTCAGAGGCGACCTGCGCCGCAGACAGGCCCTGCGCGTTGATTGTGATATTTTGCACCACCGACGCCGCCGCGCGCGAGGCACCGGCACCAGCCGAGGCCATACCGCTGCGCGCGCCCTGCGCCATTTCAGAAAGGCGCTGCAGCGCACCGTTATGGGCGATAAAGCCGCCGCGATCCTTGTACTCGAGCTCTGGGCCCTGCTCACCCACCAAACGCCAACCCGGCCCATAGCCGCCGCCCAGCGCGCGCCTTTGCACACCACCGCGCCCAGGTGGAACCTCCCTACCACCAGCACCACCCGTGCCGGAACTGACCGCAGGCCCATCGCCAAGCCCAACCCATGAACCCACCTTTTTGATGCCGTCGCCGACCCGCGACATGCCGTCAATCACCGGCTGAAGTTTTCCGAGCAACCAGTCAAACTTTTCGCCCATCCAGTCCAGCACAGCGCCAAGCGCGCGCTGCAGGCCCTGCCACGCGGTGCCAATGCCCTCGACACCATAGCGAAGCCCCTCGACAAGAGGCAGCCCTGCGTTTTCCCAAAACCAAGTGAACTTTTCCCCCATCCAATCAAGGATCGGACCGATCACCGGCTCAACCTTTTCCCAATTAGCCATTACCAGCAGCGCCCCCCCGGCGATCACCGCAACCGCCGCGCCGATAGGGTTTGCAGCCATGGCCAGACCAATCGCACGGATACCACCAGCGAGAAGCGGCATAACACCGCTCAAACTAAGCAAAGCCCAGCCCAGCTTACCGACAGACAAAGCAAACGCACCAACGGACATGATCGCCTTGCTCGCAAACAGCGCGCCGATCACCATCCCTAAGTTTTCCCAGCCGCCTACCATTTCGGCCACTTTGCCAATGATCGCCCCAACCTTGCCCGAAACCTTACCAAGACCCGTCATGACGCTGCCCACCACAGGAATCGCGCGCTCAAGGCCATCGGCCAAATCATCAGCAAACGCGACAACCCGCTCGCGGTTTTCCAGAAGCAGATCGGACATCCGACCCATCACCCGCGTCACCACCGGCATGAGAGCCGCGCCAATTGTGTTTTTCAGGCCAGCAACCGCAAGCTGGGTATCGAGCAGCTGATCCTTGAACACCTCCGCGTCCCGCGCCGCCTGATCCGACAGGACATAGCCCGTGCGCCGCGCACTTTCACGCAGCGCGTCCAGGCCATCGGAGCCGTCCTTAAGCATGTTCACCATGCCGACCCCGGCCCGCGAAAACAGCGCCGAGGCAAGAGCCGCGCGCTCCGCAGGATTTTTAATGTCCTTCATTTTGTCGGCGATGGCCGCAAGCGCCTGATCCGGCTCCAACTCGATCAACGCCTTGGCAGAGAGCCCGAGCTGTTCCAACGCCTTCTTTGCAGCCCCAGACCCCTGCGCCGCCTCACCCAACCGTTTAGACATGGCAAGCATGGACGAATCGAAACTCTCCACCGACACGCCTGACCGTTCCGCCGCATAGCGGAGCTCCTGCAAGGCCGCGATCGAGAAGCCCAGCTTGTCAGCTGTTTTTGCGACGTTATCCCCAAGAGAAGCCGTACTATTGGCAATACCGAAAATAGCAGCACCAACCGCAGCCCCGGTGTAGGCCGCGCGCCGTGCCAGCGAGCCCAGCTCGCGCCGCATATTGCCAAACTCTTTTCCAACCCGCGCAGACGCTTTTAAGGCGTTTTCCCAGCGCTTCTGCTTGCGCTCAAGGTCGATCAGCGTGCGCTTCAGCTTTTCATACTCGCGATCAAGCGCCTCAACCGACTTGCCCTGCTTTACCAGAACCTGCCGCTGCTTCGACAGCTCGCGCTGGCGCTCCGTGACCGAGCGAATAGCGCCCCCGACGCTTTCAAGCCCGGAGCGCAAAACACTGATGTTCTTTTTTACAGAGCCCTGCAGAACCGCACCGATGGTGACCGTCGCCGCAAGTTTTTGATTACGTGCCATCCGGCAACCCCTCGACCCACCACAGGAACCGGCTCACCGGCAAAGCCGAGATTTCAGCCAACGACCAACCAGTATGGCGAGCAAGGCCCAACACCCCCGCCCGCGACTGCTCCGGTGTCAGCCGTAGAAAAAACCCAGCGCCACCTGAACGCGCGAATAGTCCCGCATTTTCAGGCCATGAATGTCAGCGGGCATCAGGCCCGCCAAATTGGAAATCAGCGAAACCTCGCGCTGCGCATCCGTGCCCACATCGGCAGCGAGCTGATCAGAGACACAAGGCTCGCGCATCGTGATGGATTGCAGCTTTGCGCCGTTGATCGTGAGGCCGCGCTGCAGCGCGATGGTCAAAGACCCATCCGCGCCCTCGGTCAGAAAATCGGGCAGCTCTGGCGCCTGTTTTGTTTTGGAAGTCATGACAGCGCCCCCTTACAAGCCGAGCGCCGCGCGCTGCGCAGCCAGGCGGTCAACACCGTTCACAACCCGCTTCATGTTGATCACGTCGATTTCATAGAGAACCCGATCACCATGGGTCTCCTTGAAATATTCAACCGACACGTTGAAGGTCAAAGGCGACTGCTGCCCCGGCGTCCAGGTGCCGCGCGCGATGCCCAAGATGCGGCAACGCATGTTGTGAACAACCGGCGTGACCGTGCCGTCGTAGCTTTCCAGCGCCGCCCGGATGGTCAGCGCGACCTTTTCGCCCTCGGACACGCTCCAAAGCGCAAGAGCGTCGGCGTCATAGCCCGCAAGGACAAATGACGCCGACAGCGCCTCCATACCCTGATCAATGGGCAATGGAGCATCCATGCCACCGGCCCGAAGGTCCTCGGTGGCCACCGTCATATCCGGCGCGGTGTATTCGGTGACCTGCCCAGCATAGCCTCGGCCATCAAGGAACAGGTTAAGGTTTTTCAAAATGTTGCGAGCGATCAGCATCAGTTAAGCGCCTCCAAAATATAGTCATTCACCAGATGCGACCGAAACGTGATGTGTTCAGCCGGATAGGGCGGAGTGAAGTCAAAGTTGAAATAGACCTTTCCCTGCACGATGTTGGCCGGAGTATTCAGGTCGACATCAGGCCAGCACTCGCCGCCAAGAATGGCCCCAAGATTGACGAGTGTGCGCAGGTAGGCATTCACGCCCTCGGTCACATCCTCGATATAGGTTTTCGTGATGTTGCGATCGACCGCCCAAAGGTGAGCGCGCTGCAGGCTTTCATTGATGATATCAGCCGTGCGCCGAACCGACAAAAAGGCCCACTTCGGATCCATGGACAGCGTGCGATTGCCCCAGAGCCGGTAGCCGTTCTGCCGGATGATCGTCGCCACATTGGCCTCGTTCAACAGGTTTGCACGCGAGGAGGTGTCGCCCAGCTTGAAATCAATAGGCCGCGCAAGACCAATGATGCCCGCGATGGTCTGGTTTGAAGGCGAATGCCAGAAGCCGCGATCGTTGTCGGTTTTCGCCAACACACCGGCAACCCGAGCCGACCCCGGCTGGACAACAATGGCACCGGCGCTGTTCATCACCTGAACCCAAGGATCCACAACATAGACCCGTGGCGAGCCGAAATCACCGGCGTAGGTGATAGCATCCGCGTCAACCGTGTTCGGCCCATCGGCAATGATCACCGCACGCATCCGATCAGCCAAGCCGACCAATTCGGAAACAACCGGGTTTGCAAGACCGGTGGGACGCTGGTGAGTGAACCCCGGCGCGCAAAGGATGCGAGGCGCAAAGCCCACAACGCTCTCCGCACCGGCAAGCGCATGCACACCCTCATAGTTGCCGGTGGTAGCATTCACGCCGCCGATGACATTAGCCATGGTTTCAGCATCGTCCGCACCGATCTCGACACGCACCACGATCACGACCGCGCCGATTTGATCGAAAATGCCGTCCAGCGCGGCAGGCAAAGTGCCCAAACCCGTGCCAAGCGTGTCCAGCTTTGCAGCCTCGCCGTGCGAGCCCGCGATCAGAACCGGCGTGTTCAAAGGGAAAACAAGCGGATCGGCATCAGGCGCAGTGCCGACAATACCGATTACACCGCTGCGCACCGTCCGAATCGGACGAGGCCCCGTGTCGATTTCAAGAACCTCAACACCATGAAGAAAAGTCTCGGCCATATTACCCCCGCCAATAGCGCATCAAAGAATTGCGCTAAATATGGCGAGGGATGGGCTGGCTTTCCTCTGGCGGTTTCCCCTTGAAGCAAGAGAACACCCACAAGCCCAGCGCCGCGATCAAAGGGAGGCGTCAAAACCTCGAACTGCGAACCGCCGCAAGATCATCAAGGTAAAGGCGACCGAGGTACGAAGCCGAGGCGCATGCACCGAAAGTGCCGCCTCAAACCACTGGCTGTCAGCAAAAGCTTCCCGAAACCCATCCTCGAGCAACACGTCATGAATGACGGCCGATTTCAGAAAGTAAGGATCGTCGGGCGAAAACACCCAGCGCAGCAAGCGCGGCACGGAGCTCTCGAACTCGCGGCCCTTGGACACCACCAGCACCCACCCGCTGTCCTTTTTGCCGATAGACCAAGAAAAGGCGCGCGTGGTCACATAACCGCGCGCACCCCCCTTTTTTACCCAGCTGGTGTCAACACCGATCGGCATCGCAGATCAGACATCCTCGCGCTTTGCCAAGCCCAGGTCGGCCAGCATCACCTCTGCGCTGGCCTTTGCAGAAGCGATGGCAGCCGCCACAGCTTCCGGCGTTTCAGCCGCATCAATGGCCAGCACCGTGGCCCGACGCAAACCCGTCGCCCGCGCGATGATTGCCGTGTAGAGATCGGCCTTCGCCACGACAGCCAGAGACAGGTCCTGAGGATCCTCGCCGGTGATTGCAGCCTCGTCCGTGACCTGCGGAGCCGCATCGCCTGCGAGAAACGACCGCGCCGCGTCGGCCTTTTGCGACCAAGATGCGACCTCGACCGCAGGAACGCCCGCCGTGAATTGCGAGAGCAGGTTTTCAATCCAGTCCAGCATGGCCACGTGCGCCTCACGCTTTACACCCGACAGCGCCGGTGCTGGAGCCACGTCGAGCGCATCATCGGGCAGCGCATCGCCCAGCGCCTCAATGGTGTGCTTTGACCCATCGGGCAGCCAATACTCGGTGCCGCGCAGATCCGTCACGACTTCCCAAGCGCCACCGTCCCAGCGCGCGAACTGGCCCGCGTTTAAAGCTGGTGGCAAAGGCGCATCGACAGCACCAGCCGGAAACAGATAAACACCTGGCTCCATAGGGCTCTCGTCCGCTTCAAAAGCACCCGAGTAGTAGCCGTCGCCATCGAGTTGAATAAGGGTTTTCATGTTTTTACCTCAATACAGAGTGCAGAATAACTGCGTGATGTTGCGTGGCCGGGTTTCAGTCCCGCCTTGGACGCCGGTCATATATGTGCCACCGGTATGATTGTACGTTCCCGAGCCCACTCCAGTGGTGCCATAGGAAACGGCACCGCGCTCGTAAGAGTGAGCGTGTGGCTGAATATCCTGTGGCTGCCACCCACCGAAGACCCGCCCAAGGTCTGCGCCTCGGCCAGCATCCCAGCCCCGCACGAATTCACCGCGCAAATCCGGCAGAGCGAAGGTGGTAGAACCATCGCCCGCCCCCCACGTGGTGCCAATCTCCTCAAACAGGTCCGCGTAGGAAACGCGATTGAGAAGCGCCCCGTTTAATTTGAGCAGGCTGGTCGGAACCGTGCCGCGCGACAGAGAGATTGTGGAACCAACACGAGGCCCGACAGGTGCAAACGCGCCCCAAGTGCCGCCTAAGCGATGCCGCATATAGCGCGACAAGAAAACACCAGCCGAAGATCGGCGATCGGCAACCTGAACAGCGATGCCGTCAGAAAACTCGGAGTGCCGGATCAAACCACCAATGGCCAGAGGTGGCGAAAGCACACTCGGCGCAGCCACAACGTGAATCGTCACAGAAAGAGCATCAAGTGCCGCGTCATTGGCGATCGCCATCACTGCAAAATGCGGAAAGCGCGCATCAGGTACGATACCCGTTTCCAGATTGCTGGCGTCAAACCCGCCCGCCAAATCCTCGACTTGAGCCTTCAACCAAGCCGTCCGGTCCGCAAGCTGCTGGGCCGAAATGTTGGCAACCCCGGCCTTGGTGAGTAGATCAGGAGGCCCACCAAGCACAGGGTCTGTGGTTTCGATTTGGTAAATCCCGGCGACCCATTCGCCAGTTTCGATTAAGTCAGCCATTACGCCTCTCCATAAGAATAAAGCCCATCGTGAACAATCTGGGCATCATAAGTGAACTGGACCTCGGTAAAATCCAAAGACCGAAGGTGACACCGGGCAGGAGCAACCGCCGCCAAAATGTCGCGCACCTGCTGCGCCTGCGCGAGAGTCACAGCACGCGGCAAAACAACCCGGTACTGTGCCCAATGGTCCGGCGTGGAATAAACAATGTTGCCGTCAAAGGTCGCCGCGCCATCAAAAACATCCCAGCCAAAGCGCTCGATGATTTCGGACCCGACATAATCCGCAGCCGCAAGCGCACGCCGCATTGCCCAAAGCGTACCCTTGTGACGATGCACCTCGACCGACACCGCCAAAACCCCGCGCTTTTGATCATCCGACCAGCCCGCGTCCCATTCATCGACCGAAAGCGCCCAGGCGAGCCAAGGCAAGAATTGATCCGGGCAGGTTTCAGGATTCCACAGCTCACGGACCAACATCGGCAAACCAGCGTACTTTTGCGCAGGCCCTTCAAGCACGCGCTCAACCGGCGTGCTGTTGTGGGGCAGCAAGGATATATCAACGATCGTCATGGAAAGCCCTCCCGCCTAAATGCAAAAAAATTACGCTGCCGCAATCACCGAGATCGAAGTGCAAAAAGGAGCCTGCCCGAGCGCAGGAACGATATCGACCAGAGGCGACGCGAGACTGACCTCTTCAACACCCGGCCTGTGCAGCGCGGCATAAATCGCAGACAGCCGCACCGGCAGCCCGATGCGATGCCGCTCGGCGACCAATGCCTCAAGCGCCGCTAACGCCGCAGCGATCACAACCGAGCCATCCGGACCAGCGCCAATCGTCAGCGCAGCCGAAATGTCATACTCAACAGGAACAGCGCTGACCACAAACACAAGATCACAGAGAGGCCGCACACGCTCTGAATTCACTGCGGCAGCGACCACCTCAAGCAACGCCGGATCCGCAACACCCGACCCGACAACCGACAAAACCGTCACCAAAACACTTCCCGGTGCTGGACTGGAAACCGATACATCCTTGATCGAGCCATCAGCCGACCGGGCATGAAACTCATAAGCACCGACCGAACCGGCTGTGGTGAACCCTTCAAGCGCAAGCTGCGCGCGCAGCCGCAAGCTCACATCCGCCTCCATCACAGCCGCAACCGGAGGAAACGCCGCAGGATCGGCAGGCATGATGGTCAAACGCGCGACCCCAAACAGCGCCGCGAGATGTTCAAGATCAGTACCACCGGCCTCGGCCAACAACACGGCCCGCGCCGCATCGTTCAAGCGCGTGCGCAACAGCACCTCACGGTAAGCGAACGCCTCCAGCAAATAAGTGACCGGCTCACTTTCCAAATTCAACACAGGCTCAAGGCTTGGCAGGCGCGCAATCACGTCGGCCTTCATCGAGGCCAAAACCGCCTCAAAATCCAGCGCCTCGATCACGTCCGGAGCTGGTAGCTTCGACAGATCAACCTGCGTAAAGCGACTCGACATCAGCGCACCTCCAAACCAGAAATAGAAACCGCCTCGCCATCGGGCAGATAAATGCCCTCAAGCGAGAGCACGATGCGCCCCGGCGAAATATCCTCCGCCACCAGCTGATGCAGATCGAGCCGAGGCTCCCACGTGGCCAGCGCCTCGGCTACAGCCGTATAAATATCAAGCAGCGTCGACCGATTAGCAGGCGCATCGACCAGCTGATACAAGCGCGACCCGTAATCACGCCGCATCACCCGACTGCCGATCGGCGTCGTCAAGATATTGCGAATTGACTGCCGAAGATGATCAATGCCACCCAGCGCCGCCCCAGAATTTGAATCCATGCCAATCATGGGCAGACACTGCCAGCCCGCCGCCCGCCGTTCCTCTGGCGGTTTCCCCTTTGAAATCTCTGGCGCCTATTTTAGCCGCCCGCCGCGACGTCCCCA